CTGTATAAATCCAACCATCACCGTCCATTATGGGATCTTCTTGAATACGTACTTGGAATTGTTTAGGACCACGGGGATATAAAATATCACCTGTTACGTAGTAGTCACAATCCAATTTGATTTTAAATTTAGTAAGTTGAATACCCATAACATCGTTATCAGGTTCAACATCTTCTAATACAACAGCAGGACGACAGTTTAAACCATAAAGTTTCCATGTCCATTCATTTTTATCTATTGTAATAGTACGACCTTTTCCTTTTGTAAAGTCAGTAATAGGTGTAGTACCACGAGTAAGAGATTTACTTGTAGCTACATATTGTACTGCTTTTTGTGCTAGTTCCGCTGGCTTAATATAACCATTGTAATATAAGTGATTTTCTCTTGTATAGTTAGCCCAAGTTAGATTACCATCTTGTCTAGCAATTTGAAATTTTGAGATTTTGTTTTGCATAATTAATATTCGTCAATTATTGTTGTCGAGGATTTCTTTGAATAGTGTCCTCTTAGTTTATCTTTTAAATCAGAAACAGATTTCTCTCTTACTTCTCTCTGTTCCTGCGGCGTTAATTTAAATCCTTTTTGGTGCATGTATGCTATTAACATTTCATACTCCAATCTTTTTTTAGGGTCTTTATTAATATCTAACAAGTCTTTTTCATAGGCTGTAATTTTGTAAACCTTGTTATCATTTTTATATGTGTAAGCCCTATCGAAGTAATATTTTTCAAATTCTTTTGGCTTTTCAATAATTTGACCCAATACATTTTTAGAAGCCAAGATATTCCTTTTTGTGAGCATCTCTTGTTTATACTGTTCTTGTCTAGCTCTATAAAGAGCTTCTTGATTTTGTTTCAATTCCTCCTCTGATTTTTCAGCAGCACTTCTGAAATAATCTCTTGCAGCATTTGCCTCTTCTTTCAATTCATCGCTATCTATTGCCTGTCTAATAGTCTTAGATATTTTTTGGTCTGAAAAGTTAGTAGTGCTTCTTAAATAAGCAGCATAAATTTGTTCATTTGAATATTTATTAAGGTCTGACAATTGAGAAAGATTAGTAATATACTCATCTAACGAACCACCTTCGGAAATGTATTTAATTAATCCCGAAAGTTTTGGGTCTTCAATTCCCAACTCCTCTAAAAATTCATTTTTAATTTGCTCTTTTAAAGTTACTTTAAAATCCTCTGCGTCATCGCCCTCATACTCAAAGCCAAGTTCAGAAGCAAGAGTTTTAAAAGGATTAAAACTTTCTTCATCTTCTTCTGTACTTGTATCCGGTTGATTTTTTTGAGATTTTTCCACAATTTCCTCATCAGATTCCTCAACTTCGAGGTTATCCAAAGGATCAATAAATTCGTCTTCTAAAAATTTCCATTGTTCCATAATACAAATATAATATAAAAATTAGTGTTTGATATTTTTTTTTTAAATTTTTGCCTTATTTGGCGGATTTTTGTTTACTTTTTTGTAAATCTGCGGCAATTTTCTCTCTTTCTACTTGTCTATCAGCTTCTTCTGATTTATTATTTTCCATTAGTTCTTCTTTCCTTAAATCTAATTCTCTAAGTTTAATTTCAAATTCCTTATTAAACTTCTCCATCTGTAACATATCTGGAATCATATCCTTATTAACATCGGCATCACGCACATAACCCATACTTCTAATCATAGCAATTCTCAATTCATTTTCTCTGTCTAATTGTCTTTGTTCCAATTCAACTTGAAGAGCAGCTTGTTTTAATTCCTGTTCAGACTGTTGTGCAGCTTGTCTTTGTTTTTCAATAGACTCGTATTTTTCATGAATTAATTCATCAAGGGCAGCAGGATTTTTAGTTCTAAGGGCTGTTGATATTAATCTTAAATCCCCATCTGAGTTCTGAATTAAGGCACTTAAATTAGCTCTTAAAGATTGAACCATATTGTAGTCTTCCACAGAATTACTGAGGAATACGCCAAAATCTTCCAAAGATAAATTCTCTGTATTCATATCTAAGAGGTCAATAGAGCCATCATCTAATACATAAGCAGTTTTCTGCGGATTACCTTTATAAGCCTGTAATGCCTCATTTATTAAGCCTGTAAGAACTCTTTCTTTAACTTGATTATGAAGAGAAAATAAAGGTTCAGTAATGTTGGCAGATTGTATTAGTTTTTGCTGATTGTTCCCAACACTTTCAGAAACAGAGGCACTACCTATCCTATTAACATTTGTACCTATGGATTTATAACATTGTTCTTGACAATAACTTAAAAGATTTAAGTACTTACTAATATCACTGTTGTTAGACACATTGATAGATTTCCAATATTGTGGGTCAGAACCAGCATTTAATCCATCTTGTGTAGGGTCAATTAAAGCTACCTTTGTAGCTTTTAAAAAGGCTAACCATTTTTCTGGTGTCCAATTCTTAGGAATAGATTTTTGCAAGGTTATCATGACATTTCCTAAATCTGAACCAATAGCTTCCTCTAATCTATAAAAGGCTACATCAAACATATAATTCCAAGCCTTTGCTCTATCCAAAAGAGAAACTGGAACACTATTTCTACTTTCATAAATTGCTCCGTAATAAGGCAATTTTGCAGAAAAGGGATTTTGTAGACTAGTGTATTGATTCTTAACTGGACCCATATTTACATATATATCCGTACCAATTCTAGTACCTTCCCAAACTTCTGGTATGTAAGCAACTGTCTCCTCAATATCAAGTTCTGGATTAAACTTATAAGTTTCATCAACTAAAAATTCTTTTGGTCCTTCTGGTGTATTGGTTAATATAAATTTAATCTTTTTTAAAGTTTTGAAAACAGTATGAACTACTCTCAAATATTTATGATAAGTCGAAACATCATAAACAGTACCAAAACTTTCTATCAATTCGCCATTAAATAAAGATTGTCCTTTATCAAGATTATAAAGATCATCATTAATATACTCATCAAGAGCTTTCCTATCCTTTTCAGTAAAGTATTCACCATATTGTTTATAAATATCTGTAATAGTTAAGTAATGTTCATAAGAAGCCCATTCACCATCTTCTATAAAAATATTTTCTTCCGACGAATCAAAGATAAAATTCTTTGGGTTTATCAACTTCACTGTGGGGTGTCCATTTTCTGTTGTTACATAATAGACTTCCTGTGCGCCAATAGTCACATCTTTCCAACCTAAATTAAATTTCCTATTCAGGTATTCTTTTTTGCTTAACCAATTCAAGAGTCTTTGAGCCTGAGTTTCTTCAGGAGATTTATATTTCTTTGTCATCAATTTCTCTATTTCCTCTGGTGTATTCTCTTTTAAGAACTGCTCTCTTTGTTCAGGGGGAACTTGTTCAGCCTGCTCCATAATAGGGGCTATCGCCTTCATATAAATATATTGCTGCAATAACTTTGCCTTTTCCTCTCTCTTCCTAATAACAGCATCAGCGTTAATAGCCACCACCATTGGTTCAAAAGGTCTTCTCTCCTCTTCCCCAACAATTTCTCTTAAAGGCTCTGACATTATATCAAAGTGTTTAAAAGTTGCATTTTTTAATTCTGTTTCAAAACCAAACTGCTTAAAAAGATAAGCATAGTCTTTTTCTTCATATTGACCATTGTATAAATTATAATTAATTTCCAATTGTTTCTTTCTCTCATTGTAACTAAGATGATGTCTCGAGTAATAATCTATTTTATTTCTTACCCATTCATAATTATTAGCTATTTTTGCAGCATAAGAAATCCTATCCTTCAAGTAAGGAGTACTCTTATTATAATTTTTAGAAAACTCGTTTAAAATTTGTGTTTGCATTATTTAAAATATTTTGCAAAAAATACAGAAAACCTATCTTCCTGCTCTTCTCCATTAACATTAATAACTTCTTGAAAAGTTTCTTGAATCCATATCATTAATAAAAGTAAAGAAGAAACACGGTCAAAATTCCCTGTTCTGTTATATATTCTAAGTTCTTCTAAAAGAGCTTTATCATAAATCCTATTTATATTTTTAACAACCTTTACAACATTGCCCTCTTCGTCCCTTACTAATTCTTGTTCTTTTAAAAGCCAATCAGCCAAGTATTGTTCTGCTTGAATTTTTAAAGCAGAATTTCCCTTCATCATAACCCCATAGGAGTATCTAAATTTTGCATTTGCGTTAAATTTATTTATCATCACCACAGGAGTTTTAGCCAATAAATTTAACCTCTTTCTTTGCAAACAATACTTATAAAAGCCGGGTAAGTCCATCTCCACCATTATCTTAGCATTATAATATAACGCCAATTTTAAGGCTATCTCATGTATCTGGTCAGTATTTCTCAATCTTCCAACATACGAAGCTACCAAACTATCTTTCATATCCTGATACGTATTTATAGCCTTATATACATATATTGCAGCTAAGGAGATGCCTTGATCCATCTTATCTATATTCTCATCTCTCACAGGGTCATAAACTATTTTATAAAGGTTTTCAGGAATATATTCAGGAGGGTGTTCATATATAACAATAGAGCCTGTAAGGTCTGCACCCTTTTCTAAGGGAAATTTATTAATAGGTATTGCATTTTCATCTGCATTGAATTTTAAGCCCTCTTCTGTATAAACTAAATCTCCAACGGAAGTAAACTTTTGTATCTTTTTCTCATTAGCTATTACCCATTTTAATTGTTCATTTATCTCAATTAAAGGGAATATACTTCCCTTATTATTCATAAATATCTCTGATGGCACAACAGGATAGTTCATTCTTTCCTGTTCTAATGCCTTATATTTTAATTTTTTTCTTGTATTCTTAATAACTTCATTTACAATATCCCATTTAGTATTTCCATTCTTGTCCTTGTATTCCCTAAACATATAATGCACAGGTATAAACAATCCAATATCACCTGTATTTTCAAATATATCATACATTGAAAAGAAGTTATATTCCTTTGGATTCCTAAAAATAGGTTCGAGTTGTTGAGCCTTTTCTATATTACCACCTGTTCCAATACCTATTAAAGAACCAAACTTTTGATTACCTACCTTTAATACAGGATTAGTCGCACCAAGAACTTCATCTAAATTAGCTTCTAATAAACCTATCTCTTCTATAATGGCTAATGTAGCCCTATAAGCCGCAGGAGATTGAGGATTGGCAACAGTAATAACCTCATGAACAATCTTGCTCTTAGTTCCCTTACTGACCCAATCTCCGTTCTCTTTTACCTTGTAAATGTGTTGTCTTATATTTCCCGGTTTATTTACCCCTGTAAGTTCCTTATAAAAAGGAGAAACTGTTCTTGAATCCCCATCTCCATAACTTCCCGGTAAATTCGCTATGGCATCGTCCATAGCAACCAACAGGTTTGTTGATTTATCTCCTTTATAAGCACCTACAAATATAGTTATACTTGCAGGATTATTAATAGTTTTTTCATTATATACCTTAGCACCATCAAAAAGAATTTCCGCTGTAATAATACCAGCTCCTACTGAGTATGTTTTACCAATACCACGACTACTGAGCCATAAAAGATTAAGGGCTTGATTATTAAACAAAGCCCTACCTAATGGTTTAGAATGTGTTCTTTTTAAATATTCCCAAGGTTCTACAAAAGTTTTATTTGGGTCTCTTCTTTCAGGCTCAATGATACAAGTAAATTCTTCATCTTTTTCAAAGCCTGAAAAACCTCTACAAACTAAAAAGACAGTAAAGAAAATCCATTCTACATCATCTACACGAGGTCTCGATATAACTGTACTTTTAGTTTCTGCATCTACTACCTTAATAGTACTTAAATTTCCATAAAAATATAAATACCCCGGCATATATCTATAAGCCACTTCTCCATCTTTTGGATAGTCTTCTGCCCAGAAGCCTTCAATACACCTCTTCTTTTGCTCCCTCCAATAAGATATATAATCTTGACTAGCAGGGTGATAGTTGGGATGGTCAGTTAAAAAGTTTTTAAGGTTGTATATTTCTGGAAATAGCATTAAATTAATTTCTTTTCTGCAGCACTTTCTACTCTATTACCTCTTGTTTGAGATTCTAAGGATTCTTCCTTTTCCACTATCAGTTTTATTTTCTCAAATTCGTCCCATATAGCTTTTGTTCCCTTTATCATTTTATCCTTGTGTTCAGCATTACCTGAATTGTAGGGAACACTTTCTATATACTTTCTTCTTTCTTCTAATTGCTTATAATAAAAAGCCAATTCTTTCTTTGCTCTTGAAACTAATATTTTCTCTGAGTATTCATCTTCCAATTTAGATAATTCATTTATCCTTTTTTTATCAATCTTTAAAGTAGCGATAATTTCTTTTTCCTTATCCTTCCTATCTAACATAGAGAGCAAAGGATTTGCTTTTGTGGGATTAAATAAAAGAAATAAAACCCACATCTCCTCAGATGTGAGTTTATTAAAAGATGAAAAGATTTTATGGTTTGGAAAAGTTGCCCAATAATCAGAGAAAATATTCATTGTATTTTAAGCAATTTATTAACCGTTGCACCAACAGTCAAAACTTGTTGTGTATTATCTGTAAAAGTTACTGTTATAGTTTTTGAAACATTGGCAGTTTGTCCTTTAATACCGCTGAAATTCTTATCTATTGTTAATACTCCAGAAACTATATTTCCTTTTGTCACAGTACTTGTGCAAGAACAAGAAG